TGATAGAAAATCAGACAATATTGCAACATTAAAATCAGATAAAGAATTTTCTAAATTAGGTGCTAAAATTATAATTTGTTATAGAAATTGTTATGACGGCTTAATAGACCCTGATAGACCTGATTTATTATTACCACATAAATTATTAGAAATTAATGATTTATATTTTAAATTTACAGAAATTTCAAATTGTGAAACATTTTGCTTAAATGTTGAAGATGAAAATATAGATCGTGAATTAAATGAAATTTTAAATTTTTTATCCTAATATTTATTTAAAATAACAAAGGATTTAAAATATGGATTTTTTACGTAATACTTTAAAAACATTTATTTATGAATTTGCAAATTCACATTTTAATAAAAATTCATTAAATTCAATTAAATATGATGATTTTAGTGATATACCTGAATTTCAATTAAGTGGTCCTGCCCAATTAATAACAACAGAATTTGACGGCAAGAAAGGTATTAGGTTAACAAATGATTATAATCAAGTTGGTAAATTATTATGTTTAAATGATATTAATATAGGTGAATCTGGAGAATTTGCTACTGAATTTAATTTTAAATTATCAAATCCTCGTGGGGCAGGGGATGCTGATGGTGTTGGTGCAGATGGCATTAAATTTATTTTAGAAGGTGAGAAGGGCGAGATTGGTATTTTTATTGATACATATCATAATTGGGAAGATTCATCAGGAAATCATATCGATTTAGAAATCAATGGACAAAATGTATTACAAGGCTATGTAGATAGTAAATTGAATAATGGTAATATTTTTAAATTACGTTTAGAATATAAAAATAATTTATTAATAGTTCACCTTTCAGAAGAAGAAAATGATTTTATATCAACTAATGAAGATGAAAATAAACAAATTGTACCAATATTGGCATATCCAATTAATATTATAAAACACCTCGGAGGTCAAAACATTAGAATTACTTTTGTCGGCATGACAGGGGCAGGTGCACAGAACCAAGATATATTAACATGGGAATTTTATTCTAGAGATTCAATTGATATGTAAAAAAAATAGCTTTTAGCTTATTTATTTATATAATGTTAATAACATTCAATAAAAATTATGATATTCTAAATTATTTTCAATACGAAATTTTTAAAATAATTCAATTGAAAAATATAAATGTTTCAATTGAATCATCGCTTTATTTATCAAGTTTATTAATACAATATTTACGATCTGAAAATTTATTTACAGAAATAGAAGGTAAAAAAATAACAGAACCCTTAGTAGATATTTTGATACGTTCTTTAGGATGTGAAAATAATTCATGTAAAATTAAAGAATTAAAAAAAATTGGTGACATATCATTATTTAAAGTTGGTGTTTTTAAAAAACAAGTTGATAATTCAATGTTGAATCAAGATTACTATATTAATATGGGTATATCAGCATATAAAAGTATATCATATCTAAATAAAAAAAGACATATTAGTTTACATAATCATTTATATGATAACCTTTCAATTGATTTTAAAAATCTTGTGAAAATAACAAATTTATTATTCTATGATAATAATAAATATAGGGGATAAAATAATGCAAATTTATAAATTGTTTGTGATTTCTTTGTTTATTTTATCTTGTACCAATGATAATGGCTTAAATAATAAACCGGTACCAGATAATGATATAAAGGATACAATTTTTACAAAAGATACATCACAAGAAGTTGATATACCAGAATTAGATACAGGACCAGACACATATGAACAAGATTGTATAAAATGTGATTATTATTTTTGCCCACCTTTGGACGAAGTTTGGCAGAAAGAAATTTGTATTGATCACTGTATGGAACCTCATGTAGTTGTTTTAGAAAAAGAATGTATTAAGTTATTGGAATGTGATCCAACAACACATATTCTTGAATCTGATATTCCTTGTATAACAACTGAAGGGTACCCAGGTACAAAAGACAAAACATGTGACAAGGGTCTCATTTATTATACTGACTGTAAATCTGAGTGTGTACAAGAAGTATGTGATGGACTTGATAATGACTGTGATGAAGAAATTGATGAAGACTTTATAGGTATAGAAGAAGTATGTAACAATATTGACGATAATTGTAACGGTTTGGTTGATGAAGGCGAGTGGGGGGATTGTGAAAAATTATGTGGACCAGGGGAAAATTTATGTATTGTAGGACAATTGATATGTAAAGGTCCTGAACCGGAAGAAGAAGTATGTGATGGGTTAGATAACGATTGTGATGGATTAGTTGACGAAGAAGTTTCAAATGCATGTGGTGGTTGTGGAAAAGAACCAGAAGAAATATGTAATGGTATAGATGATAATTGTGATGGATATGTAGATGAAGGCCAATTAAATGCATGTGGGGTATGTGGTCTTCTAGATGATGAAATATGTGATGGGCTAGATAATGATTGTAATGGTCTAATCGATGAGGATTTAATAGATAAATGTTCTACAGACTGTGAGGAAAATCTACAATATTGCGTAGGTGGACAATGGATATGTACGGCTAAACAACCAAAACCAGAAGTTTGTAATGGCCTGGATGATGATTGTGATGGACAAGCAGACGAAGGGTTAGATTGTCTTTGCACAATAAATGATATCGGTATTTTAATGCCATGTAAAGAAAAACCTTTGGTTTGCGGGGAAGGATATAAAACATGTGAATGCTCAGACCCAAGCGATCCAACGTGTGCAGAATTACAATTAAGTGAATGTTTGGCGGTTTGTCATTGGCTTCCCCAAACAGTCCCAGTAGGATCAACTTGTGATAAATATTTAGGTGAAATTAAACCAGAAGAGTGTAATAATCATGATGATAATTGTAATGATTTAATAGATGAAAATTTATTAGCAAATTGTTATAGCGGACCACCGGAAACAATGTTTGTTGGTATATGTTTACCTGGAGAAATGACTTGCTTAGAAGGCAAATGGGGAAATTATGACGATAATAATGTGTTTGTTAAAAAGCTTTGTTTAGGAGAGATTACACCACAACCGGAAGATATATGTAATGGAACAGATACAAATTGCGATGGTAAAATAGATGAGGATAAGGAATTAGAACCTACCGACATTCTTCTCATAGTGGATTTATCTGGATCTATGTATGAAGAAATAAATGCCGTAACAATTGCGCTAAATCAGTTTGCCACTTATTATAGTGATTCTGATGTTATTAAATGGGGTTTAATTTTTACTGCATCTTGGGGCCCAGCAGGGGAACAAGTTGTTTTGGCTACAGATTTAGTAGACTTCAAAACGTTTATGACCATTTTTCAAAGTACGGGTTTCACACTTAATGGTGGCGAAGAACAAAATTATGATGCTATTTATATGGCAATCCACAATCTTGTCGGGGCAGGATCTTTACCTTACCAACTTGCTGATTTGACATGGGCTAGTTCATGGGGTTGGTCAACACCGGCCGAATCAATACCACCTAAAGATACTTGGAATATAAGTTGGCGTCCAGATGCAAAGCATGTAATTATTCTTTTTTCAGATGAAGAAGGACAAACATATTTGGAACCAAATATCACAGAAGAGATCTTGGTTGATATGATTAACGCGGCTGATGAATTGGCAATATATGCTTTTACGGCAGCCTGGTTAATAGATGCAGATGCACCAGATAATTATGTTGCCCTGACAGAAGCAGGGATGGTAGGTAAGGTTTATTATCTCACTATGAAAGCAATAGAAATGTATAATAATCTACTTGAAATTCTTGATGAAACGGCATGTGGTGGTAAAAGTACGGGACCATAATTTATGATAATTAATAATCGTGTAGTTGGATATATTATTACATTATTAATTATATTAAATATTATTGATGCATTTTCAACTTTGTATTTTGTTTCATGTGGATATGCAACAGAACTTAATCCACTTATGGATATATTAATTAGTAAAGGGTGGGGAGTTTTTCTTTTTATAAAATTATTTGTATCAATAACTGTATGTTATATATTTTGGATTTTAAGAAATAGAAAATTAATAAAAATTGTATTAATTCCAATAACCTTTGTATACTTATATATCTTTATAAAACATTGTAAATTAGCATTAAATGTATTTTGTTAAAGGAGACAATATAAATGAATTTAAAAAATATTATTTTTACAACACTTATTGGTTTGTTGGTAGGTGGTTTAGTAACTTATTTTGTATTAGATAAAGAATATAATACCCAATTATCAGACAAACAAACTGTAATTACTAAATATGAAAATCAAGTTAAAATTACAAATAAGCAGATTGAAAAATTCTGTAAAGGTGAAAAGTTTGGTAATATACGGTTGAGTAATGTAACTTGTAATGGTAAACAAGAGTTATGTATTTGTGGTGATCCATCAAAATTAAAATCTGGAATTTAAAATTTAATTTGAATTATAAGAATACACATAGCCAATATTAAACTAATAATTGTTTTAAAATTAATTCCTTCCTTCATATAAAAATATGTTAATATTGCAAATATTATAATTCCTATAGAAAATCCTACAAATCTTAATGGCCATAATTTATTAAAATGGGTAAACCCATATTCATTAGCCTTTATAACCAGAAACGTTACCGGCATACCAAGAATTGACATTAAAATAATATTTTTTTTAAACCATTCATTTAAGAATTGGGCATTAACGCTAAACCATACTATGGTCTGGGCGGCCACCATACATAATAAACATATTAATAAATTTTTATTAACCATATATTATTTTATAATATCACCAATTTTAATATTATGTTTATTACAAAAACCTGCATTAACTTCTAATACATGTGTTGATGGATTGTTTACTGATCTACCTTCTAATGAATAAGGCTCAACATTTTCTATAATCCCAATTATTATTCCATTGTAATCAATAAATAATATATCTAATGGTATATGTGTATTTTTCATCCAAAATGAATGTTTAATCCTGTTTTTCATACAAAATAACATACCTTCATTGTCACTTAAAATATTTTTTCTAAACATTAACCCTTTTGATATTTCATCATTAGTTGTACATACTTGAACAATTATATTTTTTTTATTATTAGGATATGAATATAATGTTAAGTTTTTTTTAGGTAAATTATTTTGCGGAAAATATAATTCATTCTGTATAAATTCTCTTAATAATTTTATTTTTTTAATCATTAGTTTCTTTAATATTAAAATGTTTCTTTAATGCAGGTAGAATTTCTTCATTTGAATCATTATTTTTAATTTGATTTATTTTATTTTTTACTTCATTTAATATCATTCCACGTAACATATCGGCTGTTATTTTTAAAATTACATTATTGTTTACTTGCCAATGTTTATCAACCTGTTTTCTAACTTCCGACATAAATTTTGATTTTTCATTAACAGCAAGATCATTTATTGATTTAATGTTAGATTCTGATAACATTTTTTTCATTTTTATTTTAAAAAATTTTTTATATGTAATATTTTTATTATGCGACATTACTATTCACCTTTAAAATAATAAGTATGTATAATTATTTTCTATTTTAATCATTTGTTAATTATACATACTTATTTAACAAAATTTTGTTAATTCCGGAATGTTGACTTTGGTCACATAGATTTTTGTATTTATTGGTGCATTAGGGTGATTTAAAATATCATAATATTTATTATTAATATCATCTGTAAAAAAACTAGGATTTCTTAAACCAATTTGTTTTTTTAATTCATTATGTAATAATTTTGCTGCATTTACATTTGCTTCAGAATCGTCAAAAAATTTAATATCTGTTATGCCATCAAGAAGTTTATCATATATAAATTTAACTTTGTCTAACGGATCGCTACTTCCTAGTGTTATAATTGGAACACCAGTGATACCAATATTTTTAAGAAATTGATTAATATTTTCTTTGGCACCTTCGCCTCTAGCTGTTAATATTGTAGCATTTGATGTATCGCCACCAACAACTTTCTTTAATATATTTATTGTCCATTTTATTTCTTGTGGATCAAGTACATCTGCAAATTGACTATAATCATATTCTTCATTTGATTTTAATATTGCACGTGGATTTTGTTCAACATTACCGTATTCTGCAGGTGAGATTTTTCTCAGTACATCTCCCGATAATTTATCTATTATTACAACTTTACATGATGTTTGTACAAGCGTATCATCAAAATCAAAAATTCTTAATTTTCCTACTGAATTTTCAAATAAAAGTAAATTTTTTATATAATTTCTAATTATTTTTTCATTTATTGACATTTAGTATATTCCTATTATATAAAATAACACTTTTATTTAATTTTTATAAAAGATCCAAATTTGGCACTAATTAATTCTTTTGCATTTTCCTTATTACCTTTAATTTTAATAGTGACTTTATGAATTCCTTCATCATATTTTGATATTTTTCCGGTAGATTTTAATAATTTATTTAGTTTAACCCAATGTATCATTTGTAATAAATCATTTTCATAACCTAATAATGTAAGTATTTTTGTTTCATTTAACAATTGCTTTTTTGAGTTACAAATTATTTTTATTTCTTCAAAAATAATCATATGTAATTTATTTTTTGTAATTTTGTTCACGATCATATAAAACCTCGGTATAATATAAATATTATTAGAAATAATAATCATACATAATATGTATTAATAGCCAATATAAATGCTAACACTTTTGATCTTTAAATAATAGGTTATTAATTAAGAGGTATTCCCCCAGTGTCAATGAAAATAAAAGCTAAATATGTATCATTTTTTTTAGCTTTATTTTTTTTAACATATACTACAATACAAAAAATAATGACAACAAGTAAATTTGATTTTCTAACAAATATCGATATAATGATACCAATTGTGCCAGAATTTATTTGGATTTATCATACCTTAATGCCAATATTATTAATAACGTCTGTTATAATTGTAAAGCGTCCTGGTGTATTTTTTACTTCCTTTTTATCATGTATAATTGCAACTATAATTTTAGGAATATTTTATGTATTATTTCCTTCCCATTATCCAAGACCTACGATAATTGGAAATTCAATATCTGAACAAATATTACGGTTTACTTATATGATTGATGGGCCAAATTGTACATTTCCATCTGGGCATGTGACATATTCATTTATATTTTATTTTACTATTAAAGATTCCCAATTAATAAAAGATTATAAATTTATACAATTTTTATATTTAATGTGGGCAATATTAATTTCAGTATCAACGCTATTAATAAAACAACACTATATTATAGATGTATTATCAGGTGTATTAGTTGCAACAATATGTTATTATGTATCTAAAATAATTATTACTAAAAAACTTTCTGTATCTGGGGTTAATGGTTATAAATTATGACACTTGAATACACGGATATAGTAAAACAAGAAAAACAAATTAAACTTGTTAAAGATGTATTAGGCGAAGATTATATCAATCTTCAGATAAATAATTTTAATATTAAACAAAGTATTATAAATAATGAATGTGAAATATCATGTAAAATACATTTAAATTCAATAAATGAAAAGTATAAAAAAAATATTGAAATTTTAAGCATTGGTAAAGGACCTATAGACTCATTATTTACAGGTTTTATAAATGTATTAGAAAATGAGTTTATAACTTTAAAGGATATAAAATTATGTAAATTTTATATTAAAACCAAGTTAGATAAAACAAGTAAATATGGTACTAATGGGCATATAATAATTGAAATATTGGTTACTAATTCAAATAAACAATTATTAAGATTTGAATGTGAGTCAAATTCAATAATTTCAGCCATTGTTCACAGTATTATAAAAATATTTCAACATTATATTAATGCCGAGTATAGTGTTATTTTATTAAAAAAATTATATAATGATGCAAAAAATCGTTATAGAACTGATTTAATGGATGAATATACATCATTGTTATCTGAAATTGTTAAAAATACAAATTATTCTGATATTATTTAATCTGGTGATTGATTTTTTACTAAATTATGTATAGATTCTAAGGATGCAGATATCCCAATTGATTCCATTCTTGACAGTCTGGAATGTATCATTCCAACAATTTCATTGTTGGAATTGAGAATTGCCGAACCTGAGCTGCCACCTTGAACCGGTATCGTATAAAATGCTATATTGTTATTATTTATTCCAGAATATAATCCTTCAAATATTAATACCATTTTACCTGGAGTAAATATACTTAATGGTGCTGCAAGATTGAATACCCTTTCACCAAGTTCTGGTAAATTTTCAGCTATTTTTACTGATGGAGAATTTAATTCTCCAACAAACATAAGACATACATCATTATTTTCATCTTTAGTTAAAAGTGATATATCCTTAAATTTTTCTCCATTATAATTAATAATTTCATATTCATAATAAATCTTATGATTAGGATTAGGACCATAACTGCTTTCTGTATTAATTCTACCACATACATGTTCAGCCGTTAAAATTGCACTTCCATTAGAATAATTAAATACAGTAATACCAGATCCAGTAAATCTACCGATTGTTGTACTATTACAAATTTTTTCATTTGCAAACTCATTGCATACTTTTAATTTTACGTAAGTATTTATAAAAATAAATGATTCTTTTGGTAAATGTGTAGGATGAATTGCATTATTTTTTAAATTAAATTGTGAACAACCACAACCATAACATAAAATAGCTAGTAAGATAAATTTTAGTTTTAGTAAAGTTTTCATAAAATATATATTTTTTAGTATACATTTTTTTCATGTATAGTAATAACTATCTGAATCAGTAACTTAATTAGAGCTTTATCTTTAAACTAACTAACTAACTAATAAACTATAGAATCTAAAACAGGAATAATAATGAATAAATCTATTTTAATAATTGGTACTGGTACAATTGGAGAACCATTAATAGGATTATTGTCTGATCTTAGAAATAAATTAAATATTAATTCAATATATTTTCATAAACGAACACCATTAATAGATGAAGTTGCAAAAGTAAATAGTCTGATTAATAGAGGGGCAAAATTAGTAGTAGATTCTGATAAAATTGATGAATTTGAAAAATTAGGTCATAAAGTTAGTTTAATATATGAAGCAGCTTTACATAAATGTAATGTTATAATAGATTGTACCCCAGTTGGAAATTTGGCAAAACAAACACATTATTTACCACTTTTTAATAATGATAAAAATAAAGTATTTATAGCCCAAGGTAGTGAAAAGGATTTTGGAATTCCATACGCATATGGGATAAATGATGAAATATTAACCAGGGAAAATCCACAATTTATTCAAATAGTTAGTTGTAATACACATAATATTTCATCATTAATAAAAACAATTTGTCCAACCATAACAGATTTGTATTATGGCGACTTTACATGTATACGTCGAGCCAATGATATCAGTCAAAATGGTAGTTTTATAGCATCCCCAGAAGTTGGACCACATAAAAATAAATCTTTTGGTACTCACCATGCAAAAGATGCAGCTGATTTATTTGCAACATTATATGAACATCCAAATTTATTTTCTAGTGCGCTTAAAGTAAATACACAATATATGCATACAATTAGATTTAATATACACATTAAAAAATATGCTACTGAAAAAGATATATTGGATAAATTTAAGGATAATAAATTTATTGCAGTAACTCATAAAAATTTAGCAAATAAAGTTTTTTCTTTTGGTAGGGATCATGGCTATTATGGGAGAATTTATAATCATACGGTTATTTCTTTACCTACATTACACATTGGGAGAAATAATGGTAAAACAACAATAACAGGTTTTTGTTTTACGCCACAGGATGGTAATTCTTTGTTAAGTAGTATAGTCGCCGCACTTTATGGTTTACATGGCGAAGAATTTACAAAATACCTAAAATATATTAATAAACTTTTATTCGAGGAGATTTAAAAATGGAAGATAAAGATTTAAAAATGATTCTTCAACTCAGGGAATGGACAATGGAACAATATGGTAAATTACCACCTAATACCCCATCCGCCCAGGTTACTAGAAAAGAATTTGCAGATACGCTTGAGTCAATAATACGCAGTATTGATGACATTGTTAGGGATCACGTAAGTTTTACATAAATAATTTTAGTATATTATTTCAATATTTATTAAATATGATAAAAATATTGAATATATTTGATTTTGACGGAACATTATTTAATACTCCTGATGATAAAACAGGAATTAAACTATGGGAAAAACAAAATTCTAAATTATGGCCATATGATAATTGGTATGAGACACCAGAATCTTTAGATTTATCCTTAAATCCAGTACCAAATTATAATGTTATAAATGATTTTGATATATCAATAAAAAATAAATTTATAAAAACAATAATAATGACCGGTAGATTAAAAGAACTTAAGAAATCAGTTATTAATATACTCGATAAATATAATATTAAGCCTCATGAAATTTATTTATCAGATGATGGCCACACACTTCCTTATAAACACAATAAAATAATTGAATTAATTAATGAAAATCCTATGGTATCAGAAATAAATATGTGGGAAGATAAGGATATTTATGCAGATTATTATGAAAAATTAGGAAATATAATTGGGATATCAATTTTTGTAAAAAGAATAAAAAACAATATTAAACCTATTA